AAAATTAACAAGATTGAATTTTCACTCAAACTTGCAATTTCTCTTGTCGGCTATTTTGTGGATAGAGATCTTACTCCTTATATTACCGCCTTGTCTACCTATGGGAGATTCATGGCCACTAACGTGGATCATGAAGGACCAAAGGAAACTGCTAGAAAATATAAAGAATATTTCCATATTGGGACTCGGGTGGCGATGGGACTTCCCATCTCTCCGTTACCTTTCACCAAGATTACCCGAAATGGTTTACCATTTCGTTTAAAACCAGTTGAACCGTTCTTATACGGTGACAAGTGGGATAAACGGATTGGTCTAACCATACTCCGAATTTACACCCTTATCCGGTTAGAACCGGTCAAGGATATAAGTGCGGTGGTAACCCCAGGGAAAGATATCAGCCCTTCGTTCATGGATAAATGGGAAAAGTATGTTAGAGACAATGTCAAAGGCATACCGATCCCGGTGTATCCTTCTCCAGCCGTTTTCACGTTTGGATCAAGGAAAGGGCCGAACGGGCCCGCAGTACTTACTGCTCACCTAGATGCGGTAGCTCTGAAATCATCTCCACTTTTCGACACATTTATGGATGTCGCTCGAGCTGTCGAGTTCCCTCTCTTATCCTCACTGTCAACCTGCCTTACCCATAAAGGACCAATTACAGGTCTCTCCATTGGGAAAGTATCTTTCATCCCTGAAAAGGGTGGGAAGACGCGATTAATCGCAATTGTGGACTTTTGGTCGCAGCAATTGTTAAAAGGCTTTCATATTAGCCTTATCGACTATATCGCACGTCAGTTTCGAAAGACAGACTCGACCTTTAATCAAGATCATGGATTCAAAAGAGCCATGATCGAGTCTAAGGGTTTAAAAGTCTATTCTTTCGACCTGAAATCAGCTACAGACCGGTTCCCCTATATCCTCCAAAAGACAGTATTAAATTGTCTTTGGGGGGAGTTAGGAGACAAAGTCGGTAAACTGTTGGTTGACAGGGAGTTTAAGGTAAAGGGAGTCGATAATCCAGTAAAATGGGTTAGAGGGCAGCCATTGGGAAGTTATTCCTCATGGCCTCTCTTCACTCTTAGTCACCACCTATTTGTAGGTCTTTCTGCTAGTCTCGTTGGAATACAAGACTTTAAGCAGTACCAACTATTAGGTGACGATATCATAATCTGGAATGAGGATGTTGCTACATCCTACAAGTCTCTCATGGACGAAATCGACGTTTCAATTTCGATTGAGAAATCTGTAGTTTCGACAGACATCAACAACGTTGTGGGAGAATTCGCAAAGCGGTTCTTCCGTAACGGTGTTGAAATCTCTCCACTCTCACCAACCATGCTACTAACTGTTAGCGAGAGCCTCTATGAGGTTCCTAACTTAGTGCGTGAACTGGTGATGAAGTGGGAGGCGGTTGAGACCCCCTCTGAACTTTTAGCTTTAGAGGCCTTCCCTAAGAAAGGAAGGCAGATTTTATCAATCCTATTTGGATGTACACATCTACTTAAGGGGGTTTACCCTTTAAGTTGGTGTGGATTCTCGTCCGAGATTGGGACCCTATTAAAAGGGCTAACCCGCTACTTGGATAAGATGCAAGCAAATACTCTCTTTCA